TGGCGTTCCAGTACCGCAGCGAGATTGAGAAACAGCTTGGCGCTCCCTTGCCAAACCCGGAGGAGAAGCTCGACCCGCAGGTGGAGGTTCAGCTATCCGCCCTTGTTGCGCAGGCAGCACAGCAGTTGTTGCAGAAAAACACCGGGGAAGCCGCCCAGCAAAAAGCTCAACAACAGCAGCAGGACCCGCTCATCCAGATGCAGCAGAAGGAGCTTGCCATCAAGGAGCAGGAAGTCGCCCGCAAGTCCAAGAAAGACATCATGGACGCGTCGGCAAAGGCCGACGAAATACGGTTGCGCGAGAAGGAACTCAACGAACGGATGGAGTTTGAAGGTACCAAGCTCGGTATCCATACCGCTCAAGCCAAGGACAAGGCGCAACGCGACGACGAGAAGGAAGGCGTCCGCATGGGTATCGACCTTGCAAAACACCGCAGCGAGAAGCTCATGCAGGCCCGTACCCAGATGCAGCAGCCTGCCAACCCTACGAAAAAACCTGAATGAACTACGCCGACATATCCACGTACCTCATCAAAAAGCTCGACGAACGGCAGGATGAGTTGAAGGACCACATCACCAAGGGGTCGCTTCGAGACATGGCGGAGTACACCAAACTTTGCGGGCTTATCCAAGGTCTAGGGTTCGCAAAGGAATTAATCATAGACCTCTCCATACGGATGGAAAAAGACGATGAGTGATGTAAGCGTTGCAGAAACACACGAGGAAGTAGAACAGAAAGCCACCCAACTACCCAAACCACAGGGATACAGAGTCCTCTGCATGGTCCCCCACATGGAAAAAACGTATGGGGATACGATCATCAAGGCCGACGCTACCCTGAGTCGTGAGGAGCAGACCACCCACGTGCTGTTTGTGGTCGAGCTTGGGGATATGGCATACATGGACGAGAAGCGGTTTCCCACCGGTCCATGGTGCAAGAAAGGCGACTTTATCCTCACCCGGCCCTACGCCGGTACACGTTTCAAGATTCACGGTCAGGAGTTTCGCCTCATCAACGACGACACGGTTGAAGGCGTAGTCGAAGACCCACGCGGCATCACCCACGCTTAGGAGAAGTCATGGCACAGCAAGAAACATTCAAATTCCCCGATGAAGTTGAAGGGGACGGCAACAAGCAGACACGTTTTGATTTTGGTGACGGTGATACGGAGATTGAGGTTGTTGACGACACCCCTCCTGAAGATCGGAACCGTAAACCCCTGCCGTCCAAGCAGGTGGAAGAGGTCGAAAACGACGATCTGGAAGAGTATTCCGAGAAGGCGAAGTACCGCCTTAGCCAGATGAAGAAGGTGTGGCACGACGAACGCCGTGCCAAGGAAACTGCCACGCGGGAGCGTGAGGAAGCCCTGAATTACGCCGCTTTGAAGGACAAAGAAGTCCGTGAACTGCGTGCCAAGCTCGGGCGCGGGGAGCAGATGTTCGTCACCGAAGTGTCGAAATCGGCCCAAAACGAAGTGGGCGCAGCGAAGGAAAAGCTCAAACAGGCGTATGAAGCGGGGGATGCCGACCTGATTACGGATGCCCAAGAAGCCCTGACCGACGCAAAAATTAAGCTCCGTGAGGTTCAATCAATCAAAACCTCTTTACAAACGGAAGAAAAAGATATACAAAGTAGTCAACGTGAAGCTGGCGAACAACGCGAGCAACCAGTTCAACAGGCGCAACGGCCTGTACGGGACCAAAAAGCTGAGGCTTGGCGGGCCGAGAACACATGGTTCGGTGTTGACCCAGCAATGACCAGCCTTGCGCTTGGCGTTCACGAGAAGTTGGTGCGCAGCAACTACGACCCTACGAGTGACGAATACTACGCAGAGGTCAACGCTGAAATGCGCAAGCGGTTTCCTGAGCATTTTGAGGATGCTGAGGAAACCAAGCCACGGGCATACGAAAAGCCTGCGGAACGAACGAAACCTAACGCTGTTGTAGCCTCCGTATCACGGAGTACTGCGCCTAAACGAATCAGGTTGAAGGCGTCGGAGATGGCGCTTATCAAGAGAATGGGGATAACCCCCGAACAGTATGCCCGTGAAGTTATGATTCTGGAGAATTCCAATGGCTGAAAAACCCGATAACCGTCTTGCTCGTGAGTTGGAAGGGCGGGAAATTTCCCAGCGGAAGCAGCAGTGGGCACCCCCACAAATGCTGCCTGACCCCAAACCTCAACCGGGGGTTACGTTCCGGTGGATTCGCGTCAGCACGCAAGGCCAGTTTGATGCAACGAACGCATCCGCAAAGTTTCGTGAGGGTTGGGTACCCTGCAAGGCCGAAGATCACCCCGAGATGCAACTGTTTCAAGACCCTACGTCGAATAGTCGCTTCAAGGACAACATCGAAGTAGGTGGTTTGCTGCTGTGCCGGAACTCCGAAACGGCGATGCAACAGCGTAGCGAGTGGTATGCACGCCAAGCTCAATCGCAGATGGATGCCGTGGACAACAGTTTTATGAAGACCAACGACCCCCGGATGCCGCTCTTCAACGAGCGTAAATCGGCTACCTCGTTTGGTCGCGGAATCAAATAATCTTTTTCTGGAGCTAAACAATGGCTTACCCTACTGTATCAGCGCCGTACGGGTTCAAACCGGTCAATCTGCTTGGTAGTCAAGTGTTTGCCGGTGCGACTCGGATGTTGCCCATTGCGTACAACTACGCAACCAACATCTTCTACGGCGATTTCGTCAACCTGTCGCGTGGTCAAGTTCAACGTCTGTCGATTACGACTGGCGGCGCAACTAACTGGGCTGGAACCATCACGGCAGCAGCAGGCTCGTCCACCTCCACGGGTGCCGGTGCTTTGCTTGCTGGCTTCGGCAGCTTGGTCGGCGTTTTCCTTGGTTGTACTTACACCGATCCGGCCACTAAGCAAAAGCGTTTCTCGCAATACTGGCCCGCTAGCACGTTGGCTGGTGATGCGATGGCGTACATTGCCGACGACCCCGACACGGCGTTCCGCGCTTCTGTTGTTACCGCCAACGGCGGTACCACCATCGGTTCGGTTGCTCCTGCTATGGTTGGTCAAAACCTGCAAGGTTCCGACCTCGCTGGTTCGCTCGCCAGCGGCAATTCGTCCAACGCGCTTCTCTACGCAGCGATTACCCAAACCGTTGCTGGTGAATTTACCGCCAGCGCGTATCCGTTTCGTCTGGTTGATGTGGTCCGCGATACTGCTGTTACCCTTGGTACGGCGGTGTACTCCAGCGGTACGTCCACCATTACTACTGCGGCTAACGTAGGGTTTGCGGTTCCGGTGGGTACTCAACTGTCGTGGGTCAACTCGGCAGGTGCTGTGATCGACACTGGTTCGTTCGTTGCTACGGCGATTACCGCCAACAACACGACCTCGGTTGTCCTGAGCAACGCACCGCTGACCACCCCATCCGCTAGCGCCACGCTGGTATTCACTCAGTACCCCGAAGCCTTTGTGAAGTTCAACATGGGCGCTCACGGTTACTACACTTCGTACAGCGTAGTTTAAGGAGTAACGAAAAATGGCTATTTCACGCGCACAACTGCTGAAGGAACTCCTTCCGGGTCTTAACGCCCTGTTTGGTATGGAGTACAAGCGCTACGGCGAAGAGCACAAGGAAATCTACGAAACCGAGACTTCCGAGCGTTCGTTCGAAGAAGAGGTCAAGCTGTCTGGTTTTTCGGCTGCTCCCGTCAAAAACGAGGGTCAGGCAATCCAGTACGACAACGCTCAAGAGGCGTGGACTGCTCGCTACAACCACGAAACCGTCGCACTTGGTTTTGCGATCACCGAAGAGGCGGTTGAGGATAACCTGTACGACAGCCTTTCCGCCCGCTACACCAAGGCGCTGGCTCGTGGTATGAGCTACACCAAGCAGGTTAAGGGTGCTTCGCCGCTGAACAACGCCTTCTCCGCTGCCTATGTTGGTGGCGACGGTGTGGCTCTGTGCAGCACCGCCCACCCGCTGGTGTCTGGTGGCACCAACAGCAACACCTTCACCACCCAAGCCGACCTGAACGAGACATCGCTGGAAGCAGCGGTTATCCAGATCGCCGGTTGGACGGATGAGCGTGGTCTGCTGATTGCCGCCAAGCCCCGCAAGCTGATCGTTCCCCCGAACCTGATGTTTGTGGCTACCCGCCTGCTGGAAACCGAACTGCGTGTCGGTACCACGGACAACGACGTGAACGCGCTGAAGTCGATGGGTTCCATCCCTGAAGGCTTCCGTGTTAATCACTTCTTGACCGATGTCAACGGCTGGTTCCTGATGACCGATGTGCCTAACGGCATGAAGCACTTCATCCGTACGCCTCTGGCGAACTCCATGGATGGAGACTTCGACACCGGCAACGTCCGTTACAAGAGCCGTGAGAGGTACTCGTTCGGGTGGAGCGATCCGCTCGGAATCTTCGGTTCGGCTGGTTCGGCTTGATGTAACTCTTTGTTTTTAAAGAGAAAAAGGCCGCCTTCGGGTGGCCTTTTTGTTTATGTCTTGTGTTATTTGTTTGGCTTATGGTACATTACCTGTGTCGTAACTCACAGGGGTAAAAATGGATACCGCAGGGATGCCAAAAACTCGCGCCGCAGCCAAAGCCATTGGCGCGGCGTACTACTTTACCGGAGTGCCTTGCACGCACGGGCACGTAGCACCACGAAAAACGAAAGGTTCGTGTGTTGATTGTTTGCGTGTCGAATGGCAGCGCGGTGCGGAAACACGGCGGGAGTACTTCGCGGAGTACAACCGATCCAGCCAAGGGCAAGCGGCTAAAGAGAAGTACTACCTTGCTAACCGCGACGCCGTTATCGCACGTGCGCAAGCGCGTACCCCGGAAGAAAAACGTGCGGCGCAAAAATCGTGGAAAGACAAAAATGTTGTTTGGGTGCGTGCGGATACAAAAGCCCGCCGCCGTAAGCACCGCCAAGCCACGCCACCGTGGCTTACGCGCAGACAGAAAACTGAAATTCGGCAGCTTTACCAGATCGCCATAACCATGTCGAAAACAACGGGGGAGCAGTACGTGGTAGACCACATCGTTCCGCTACGCAGCGATGTAGTATGTGGGTTGCATGTACCGTGGAATCTGCGCGTTATTACCCGAGAAGAGAACTTGGCGAAGTCGAACAAATTACCTGTGAATTCACATACCACAACCCTTGACGCCGCTAGGTAGGCGTGGTACAAAGGGTTACGTCTAGGACTCACAGCCGTACCAGCCCGCCTAGGGGACAATGCACTGATGGTACGGTAACTTGTGCATAAGGATATCCATCATGGGTTTCGCAACTCATCTCGGGCCGTGGCTGCTTGGCACCGTCAAGAACACCACCGGCACCACCGCTGGCCTCATTCGTAACATGGGTGCCACGCAAGTTACCCAAAGCGTCACGATTCCATACACGACTCTGACGACTAGCGGTACCGCGTTTGTTATCCCCGCTGGTTCGATCCTGCATTCGCTGACGTACTTCACTACGACCACGTTTAGCAGCGCGGCTACCGTCAAGCTCTCCATCGGTTCCACCGATATCGTCGCGGCCACGACTATCACTGGTCCGTCTAACCCCACCGCCATGACTGGCGCATCGGCTTCCAATGCGGTTACCTCGCTGTGGGCTAACGTGGGCGCGACGGATGCCATCATCACCTACACCGGCACTGGTACATCGCTTACTTCGGGTTCTGTGACGCTTGTTTGCGTGTACGCTGTTCGCGGTTCCGACGGTTCGGCTAACCCGACTACGACCCAGAACTAAGGGGCAATCATGCGTCCAGTCGTATACCCATTAGGTGGCGCTTCGGTGGCGACGCAGACTTCCCCGGTGTGCCCCCTCGACCACTACGTATCACCGTTCAACATTGCGTTGTCGGTGGTGGTCACCGGTTCGGTTACTTACACCGTCCAGTACACCTTCGATGACGTGTTCGCCAAGGACTACGTAGCCTCTTCGGGTACGTGGACTGCGCACCCATCGTTGGGGGCCAAGACTACTACGCTGGATTCAAACCTTGCGTACCCGGCTCGTGCGGTTAGGGTCCAGCTAGCTTCCGGTTCTACCGGGTCAATCGTCTTCACCATTATCCAAGCTGGTGGCGGGTATTAAACATGATCGCTTCCAACATTGATGGTTCTTCCGTAGGCGGGGCTAATCAGCTTCTCGACCTGTTGTCCTTGGTTTCCAACCCCTCGGTGTATGAGGCGAAGATCAAGGCGTTGCAGGATGTTACCGATGAGAATCGGCAGTACGTCGAGTTGCTTGCCCCCGCCAACGAGATTATTGCGCTGCGGGATAAACTCCGTGAAGATGCAGCCGCCTCCGCCACTGCGGTCAACGCCGCTTCTGAAAAAGCCGCTGCTATCATCGCGGACGCAAACGACTATGCGAGTAAGGCAATTGTCGAGGCGAACGAGCAAGCTGCTACTCTGGTAGCCGCTGCGAAGCAAGAGCTTGCCGACGCCAAGGAGGCTTCAAAAAACGCCAAGGTGACGCTTGCCAACGCCACCAAGTCGAAAAAGGATGCCGACCAGAAGGCTGCTGATGCGGTAGCGTTGCAGCAAACGCTGCAAGACCAGATTGCTGCGGCGCAAAAGGCGGAAGCCGATGCGGTAGCCACGAAGGCTGACATCATCGCCAAGCACAAGGCGTTCATCGAAGGGCTGTAATGTCCGTCGCCCCCCACTCGGGTATCATAGATTTTGGTACCTTCACCCCACCTGCCACACCGCTTGACGGCATACAGGGGGAGGTTCCCGCTCCATTAGTGGGGCAGGAGGGGTACATCCTATCGGCATCCGGGTGGGTACCGGGCGGCAGCATCTCCGGCCTTGGCACGATGTCAACGCAGAACGCTGACGACGTAGCTATCACTGGTGGTTCCATCAACGGACCCACTATCGGCGCATCATCCCCTTCGACGGGGACGTTTACTACGCTGATTGGTGGCGGCGGCTCGGCCAACTACGCTCAGATCACAGGCGGTGCGACGACCAAGGCGGTGCAGTTTCAAACCCTTG